TATGATTTAATCACATTACCATTTCGGTCAAGTTGGTCAACAAATGCGTCAACTTGATAATCAGCAGGATTTACTAATCCTTCGTTATCTGACATATTGTTGATACCATTCAACCATCTTTCATATGCGTTTCTAATTAAGAAGTCAGTATCATTTAAAATTGTAGTTGACCATGTAGCAAATGTTCTATCACCTGCAACATAGAGCTCTCTTCCTCTAAATGGAATAGCAACTTCTCCTAGTGTCATTCCTGGTAAAGATGTTGATGTACATAGAAAAGACATTGATTCTGTCTCCCCACCTACAGCAGCAAATCCAGGGAAAGGCATTGTAACTCTAAACTGATTAGCACGAGCTCCGCCGCCTCTTAACTTACTTTTAAAGTCATTTATATTTGGCATGGTTACGCTCCTACTACTTCTTCAAATGCAACACCTGTTCTTGTTGCAACGAATTGAAGTGTTATAAAGTTAATGGATCTAGCAGGTTTAACAAAAATATCTGCTCTGAACTCATTTCTATCAATGACATCGCCAGTATTATTAGTTTCATCACACACTACTAAAAAGTCTGTGATACCTCTTCTACCTTGAACATCTCTTAGGAAAGGTTCTACAATGTTTCTAAATTGCGCTCTTGTGAACTCATCATTGAACTCAAACAATTGGAATTTAGAAGCAGTTGAAATCGCCTTTTCTAAAGTGATAAAAAGTCTTCTTACATTTATTCTATCAAACGCACTAGGAGCAGATAAACCAGTTTTATCTCCGAACAATACTGTACCTTGTCCTGGGAATGTAGCAACTGGATTTACTCTTGCTCTATATAAAACATCTCTTTGTGTTTTTGTTGGGTTGTATGCCAACTTAACAGCACCTCTAATTACTCCTCTGTTGAAACCAGCAGGTGAGAACCATGAGTCTGCGATTAAGTCTGTTCTAGCAGCCAAACCAGCAATATCACCATTTAACGGTACATATCTAAACACATCATTGTATTTGTCGTAAGTGTATTTGTAACCACTATCGAATACAATGTATGATGAAGAACGAATACCATCAAAGAAAGATTTTACGTTATTAGTTTGTGTTTCTGAATTAGCAATACCAACTACATCTGTGTATTCAGGAGACGCAAATACTACAGCATCTTTTCTGTTTTCAGCAATTGTAATTAGATTGTCAATGTGTGTTGCGTCACCTTTACCAGCGATGATTAAGTTAATGTCAACTGTTTCAGCATCTTCAAATTTTTCATAAGCAGTTTTCTTTTCTCCAACTGTAGCAGCTGTTCCGTTTGCACCGCCTGATAAACTTGAATTAACTAATGTACCAGCACCAAAAGATTGGTTTAATGCAGGATTACCCCAACCAGTTGTACTTGTAGCATCGTGGTCCATCCAATAGATGTATTGTGACTTGTTATAGATAACATCTGGATAATAGTTAGTGTCACCTTGTGCTGTTTTAGCGTCAGAAGCAACTGATATTGAATCATAAACTTCTAATACTTCTCCAGCAGTACCTGTGATACCACCATCTTCGTCAACTACAACAATGTGTATTTCGTCACCTGAACCACCTCTTGCAGAAACATAAGGTGAAGTTCCTGGTGCAGCGCCTACTAAATCATAATATTGCCATCTTCTTCTTACTTGTGAAGAAGCAGCAACAGCAGTATGTAAACCACCAACACCTGAAGGGTGTCTTACGATTGTTAATGTTGTACTTGATATATTTGTTATTCTATATTCGTATCCGCCTGTTTCAGCAAAGTTTACAATATCTCCAACTGATAAACCAGAAGCAGACGCAACATCAATTGTTGTATCTCCTACAGCTGCGTCTGTTGTAGCGATTGTTGTTTTATTTGTTTCTTCGTAAACTGTTGATGATGGACAAACTGATACTTTAATGTTGTTACCCCAAGCACCTGCTGTTCTTGCAGCCCAGTTACCTACTGTACCTGAACCATCAGCATAATTGTCTTGGTAGTCTGTCGTATTTTTTACTAATAAACCACTGCCGTTAGCAGTTGCGTTTAGTATACCTGTTCCTGTTGCTCGTACTACTCTTAAAGCATTTCCGTACTGTAAAAAATTTGCAGCACTAAAAAAATACTCGAAGTTATCAGAGTCAGGTTTTCCAAATGTTTCAACTAAATCTTTTTCTGAAGAAATAGAAACGATTTCATCAACGGGACCCTTTGTGAAATCACCAGCAATTGCAGCAATAGATGTTGCAACAGCGGGTATTACATTTGTTAAATCTTTCTCTTGTACGACAACACCTGGTGAAACTTGAAATGCCATATATGTTGTTCTCCTCTTATTAGCTAATAAG